CCGACCAAAAAGAAACCGCCAGCTTTTACTGTTAGAGTCGGAGACGTGCCACCTAGAAACCACGTCAACCCGTTGGTGGCACCGGGCGAGTAAATCATGTCCGTTGTCGTAGCTTTCATCATGATTGCAATAATGCCTGTTAGCGTCAACGATTGAGCAAGATAATCCGTTACGCCCTGCAAATCGATAGTGACGCTTGCTGATGCGGCAAGCGTTCCTGAGACGGCGTAGATGCGATTAAATGTGGTAGTACTGGGTGCCAAAGACGCCGTTATCTTGTCCGGTCCCTGTTTAGTTTTTACGAATGCGGTGTTGGTCTTGGATTGCGACCAGTTAATCTCTCCAACGACTCCACTAATGTCTACGCTCATGTCGTGCGCTCCTCTAGGACTTGGTAGGTGACGCTCATGCCAGAAACATCGTAGTTCGATGTGTTACCGGTGACTGTTTCAAACGCTGGCTGCATGTCCAGTTCCATGCCGATGATATTCTCAATATCGGGCAACGTTGGCTGATACAGAGCCTGCCTGATCTGCTGCCTCAGCAGGAGCCAGTCGCGCACGTCCTGCTCGAATAAGCGATTGCCTGCTTGAACTAGAGTTACTTGCACCGTGTACGAGTAAGCGACCTGTCGGCTAAATGTCTCAAGATCAATCTTTTCGGCTGCTGGCGAGATAATAATCGTAGGAAGAGTGTCGGTTTCAAGATAGATGGCACGTTTGCGAACTTTGATGTGATTGTCACCCATAACGCCCACAAGGCGTTGTTTGATGCTCATCAGGATGTCCCAGTAAACACTCACAATGCGTGCCCTGCGTCAGCCGTGGAACTGATCTCCCACATGTTTTGTACCACAGATTGTACTACCGAATCAATTCGGTACCTGCGCCCATATGCATCAGTGATCAAGGCGTTGATCTCAGGCGCAGTAGGACACTCTTGAATCCACATGTTCCACTGAGTCGTTGTGCCGTATGCGGTCAACGCTCCAGCTCCTCCGGTGTCCAGATTAGCTGGCAGCCTAAACACCCGGAGAACGGTTGACGTGACGCCAGCAAGGTCGGTAATCGAGACGGTCTCAAGATTGTCAAACACTAAATGATCGCCAGCAGGAGTCCAAAAGCTGGACGGCACTACCCGTGAGGTTAGCACTGTAAATCCACCAGTGCGCGCCACCGTAGACGCTCCGGTACTTTCCCAAACGTATGAAACCGAGCCAGCAGTTGCCGCCGTGTAATTAAGGGTGTAGCTGCCGACTGTAGGGTTGGTCAACTCAGGATTAGTGCCGTAGGCGTAGACGGTCGGCACTCCTGCCAGCGTAAACGTTAACGTCACCGTAGTAGGATCGACCAGAGCGTTTGCTGGATTGCGAAACGTGGCCGCAACTCGGATAGTGTCGCCGACGTAATAGGTAGACATCAGGGCGCCTCCGAGTAGAGCGATGTGTAGTCGTGGCACGATCCATCGCTACCCAATCCAGAAGTCGATGATACTACAATCTCGCTTGTAGTGGCAGGAGCAATGATCGCTTCGGCTAGAACGATTACGCTTTCAACCGGCCCTGATTGAAGCGACGCATACTCGTAACAATATCCGTCAGCCCCTAGCAACGACAAAGACGACGTTACAGATTCTGCCGTAGTAATAGGGGCAACGGTTGCCTCGTTTAATATAATTGCGCGAATTACAGGAGGAGGCGGCCCGACTAATGTTGACCCTAATCCAAGGAAAAAAAACTGGCCGTTGTCGACTCGGATTCTGCGAGTGCGATTTATAGTTGCAGAAACACCAGTTAGAAGGAATTGCCCAGTTGCCCCTAGCGCAACACGGCCGTAGTAGAGTCCAATTGTTTTTCCGGATTCTGTAAAACTTCCTGAATCCGGTGCGACTTTCCTCGAAGTAGTAATAGCAGCAGCGATTCTTGTTAGCGCAAACGATCTTGAGGAAACAAGTAGGTTAAAGTTGCGTATCAGAGTAGCCGCACTTCCGGCTAGCGCAAACGTGCCCCGTGCTGCCGCTATAGAACGCTCAACTCTCAAAACGGCTGGATACCCAACCAGACTAAAAGAGCCCGCCTCAGCAGGCGTATTGCGCAATAGAGCGGCATTGTTGCCGGTTAGCGTGAACGTTCCTTTGGCGCATACGACAAGGCGTTGAGTAGTTAGAGACGCCTCTACGCCTGTCAACGTAAACGGCCCAATAGTGGCCGTCAGGGCGCGTGTAGTTGCAAGTCGGGTGGATTGACCAGCAAGCAAGAATGTGCCTGCTGAGGACGAAACAACATAGCTGCGAAGGAATTGACTTGCTACTCCCGTCAGGGCAAAGTGCCCAGTGGCTGCAAACAGTGTCTTAGATGTCGTGGCAACAAGATTGGCACTGTATCCGGTCAGGCTGAATGATTGAGCGGTTGCCGTGATTGTGCGAGTCGATGCAAGTCGGTTGGCAATTCCAGCCAAAGAATAAGATTGGGCCGTAGCCGCCAAAGTGCGCGTAGATTTAAGTACCGCAGCAATTCCTGTCAGGGCAAAAGATTGGACCGTTGCCGTGATTGTGCGAGTGGCGGCTAAGCGGTTGTCGATGCCTGTCAAGGCAAACGTGCGTACCGCACCGGTGATAGTGCGAGCCGCTTTGAGATTTGCCGCTACGCCGGTCAGCGTAAACGACTGAGTCGTTGCCGTGACAACACGGCCGACTTTTAGTCCTGCCGCTACCCCAGTCAGACTGAATGTGCCTTGTGCGGCCGTTACCTTGCGACCAATAGCCAGCCCGGCTGCTTTACCTGTCAGGTTGTAAGATCCGGCTGAGGCAATAAGAGTGTAACCAGCAACCGTTGATTTTGTTAGAGTCGCCGCAACGCCGGTAAAAAGAAAAGTTGCTCGATCAGCCGCTAAAACATAATCTTCGCGAGTCCCGCAAATCGTTGTTGCGACAGAACCAAGCAAAGTTGAAGGTGCAGAATAAACGGTTGAAGTTGTGAAGCCAAAAACATCGCTCCAAGTGAAAGCGTATGGGGTTGTATTGGAAGGTTGAGAAACAAAAATAGCATTACTTAGCTTGTTAAAATCGACACCATTGCCACCATTGGTAGGGGGATTTGGAGCCCCGGTTGGCATTGTTGTTGAGGTAGTCACGCCGGAACTTGTCCAAGGCCCGCCACGAATAGCATTCCCGGCAAAAACCGCAGAACTTTGACCAAAAGCCAAATCGTAAACCGTTAATGATATTGAAACGCCGATTGGATTGATTCTTGTCCCAAAGCCAGAGGACCAACGATAAGCAAACGAATAAGGTGAGGTTGTATTGTGAACATACGCCAACTGGTTTCCATCGCGCGAAAACTTAACACGGACAGGATAGGCCAATGGCAAAAAAGCCGGATTTGAAACCTTGGTTCCAAATCCAGTTGAATTTGACCAAGCATAAGCATGAATGTACGGTGAAAGGCTCCTTGAACTGATCACCAAATATTGTTCATTGGGAGAAAAGCAAACAGATTGACCATTCCCGGAAAAGCCGGACGGATTAGCAAATTTTGTCCCAAATCCTGAAATTGTTATTGGGTAAACTGAAACATGAGTTGAGTTGTGAGCAACCGCCACAACCGCAGAATTCAAAGAAATATCAAGCCCTGAACTTGTTGGCAACGTTGCCGGATTTGAAAACTTAGCACCAAAACCACTGGAGGAAAACAAGTAGGCGTTGATGAACGGAGTTGATCCGTTCCCGCAAACAACAAAATCTTTGGCCGAGGAAAAAGCAATCTTTTGAACGTTGCCGGAAGAAGTTGCCGGATTAGCAAATTTGGAACCCCAACCGGCCGATGTTCCAAACCGGTTCCAGTTGTAGACGTTGATTCCGGGAACAGAATTGCTGCTGCCAACGCCAACATAACCCGGCATTACTTAGCCCGCTTCAGTTCGACAATGATTGCCCGAATTTTTGCAAGATTAGTTGCTTGCCCAACCAAGCTGGCTAACATAAGCGTTGTCTTTTTCAATTCAATTTTTTCAGTTCGTAACCGATTCCGCAGTTCATCACGGAACATAAGTTCAGCCGCCAAGTCTAAATCTTCATCATGCAGAACGTTCTTGGCTAGCTCTTCTCGCCCCATTCCACGGTATGGCAATAAATGACTTGGCCAAATCAAATCCGCCATGCCCGCTAACATTGTTTCAAAATTAAAAACGTTTAATTGATATTGGTAAACTTCGGTTTCTCGTGACAAAATAGCTTGGGCCAATGTCAATTCGTGATCCGATTGATCAATTGCGCCATTGGCTGAGTCAAAAACGTTGCCGTTCCCCATGTTAATCTCAGACATTGGTGTGTCCTTATGCGATTGTTAGCACGCCGTTGGTAGCGTCAAAGTCGATGGTAAAGGTTTCGGTGTCGGCAAGCGTGATCGACGACCCGTAGTCGTAGTAGCCGATGACGGCCCCTGATGCGGTTGAATTGTAAAGGACAACATAGCGGAACGGCCCGATACCGCCAGACGTCGCCGTAAATACGGTGTCACCTAGCACAAGCTTGTACGTTCCAGAGGTCTGAGACGAACTGGTGATTGTAGGAGTATTTCCTCCTGCCGTGTAACCGTTCGCAGCTACGGGAGCCGGATAAACGGTTGTGTTCCAGACGGTATCGGTCGCTGCTGGTGCCGTGTTAGTCAGGGCAACTTTCAACACGTCTGAGCCAAGATTGTGTACCTTCTCGGCCACGTTTTCGACAAAAATGTTGTACTTGTTAAACGTTGCCATCTCATTCCCTCATAAGTTGCGCGGTAACAAAACGTAAAGGCATTCCAGCAATTGCCTGCAACTGTGGCAGCATATTCCTGAGTGTATGCGAAAGGCCCAGTCGCTGGTAAACGACTTCCAAGTATGCGCCATACCATGCGCGCCTGCGAATTCCCACCTTGATGTGAGCTGTTCGCATGACTTCTTCAAGAGTCGTTTTCGGATCGATTGTAATTGCGTTGCGTAGCATGCCGGTGTCTGCCCGTGGATACTCTCCGGGGCTCGAACGTCCTGTCACACGTCTGCCACCATTCCGCGTGCGGACGGCCACTACAGGCTTACTTAAAAGGACTTTATGGCGGTTGACTAACAGAACGGCAGCAGACAAGAATCTTGCCGCCTGCTCCTGAGTCAATCCGCCGTTAGTGCTGCCACCGGCAAGATCGGAAAGTGCTTGGGCAGCCCCGACTGAGATGTTGGCCATTATACCGACATCTCCTGATATGTAATGTGGCCCCCGACAACGTGAGAACTATTCAAATACAAAATTAGATCTTCGCCGGCCCCTGTTTGCAGCACGGGCATTCCACCACCGGGCCAGTTGTCTCCAAGGTGAATTGCCGCGCTGCTGCTGGCGCTCATGTGCAATTGTCCGCTTAATGCGGTAGTGCCCGATTTCCAAATAAAGTAATTGTTAGCCGCCGAAAACAGAATGTAGGCATAAACACGAAAACGCTTGCCGGGAATTCCCGTCAAAACCACATAGTTGCCCGAAGTGTTAGCATCAATAATTGCCGTTTTCATGGACGTATCCTTGAGATTCGCTGGTACGGCCCAGCGAGAGTTTGTTGCGTCTGTTGCAGCTTTGTAATCTGCTCAGTCAGCATGGATAAATAGGATGCCCAAGAGATTGACTGACCGTTGACAGAATAGTCCGGCTTAGGATTTGCCGTAATGTCCCTGATCTGCGCGGCGATCTGATTGATGGCCTCGCCAAGATCGTCAACGGCTGCCATTGGTCACCTTTTCCACAACTATTTCACGGGACGGGCACAGGTCAAACTTGTCCCTGTATTTGTTAGCAGCGTCTTCCTCGTTCCACGCTTCAAGCGTCACTTTTGGAAGGTACATGAACGAGGCACGATAAACGGACTGAGCCTGCTCAACAGAGTCAGGCTCAAACGCTTGTTGTTTGCGCGACATAGTCGCCTCCTATCAAACCTTGTTACGAACAATATGCCATGGGGACCAGACCGATGGAATACCACGCTCGTTGGCAAAGTAACTGGCCACAATGCCCCGATCCAGCATTTCATACTGGTTAGGAGCAGACTGAGCAACACTAAGTGGATAGTTCTGCATGTAGCGGAATGACTTTCCGCTTTCAAGCATCCACCAATATTCATCGGCATCACTTTGGCTAAGAGCAAGGCCACCATCAGCAGCAGACGCCGTGCAAACCTGCTCAAGCAGAGGACTTGACAGGATCTGGAATTGGCCCGAGTAAGGGTTGCTTCCGGTAACACTAATGTTGAGCGGATTGCTACCCGTCTGAGTCGGCGATCCCGTTCCGGTCCTGCGCTCCGTGCTAGTGGCTTGCAGGATAAGGTTTGCGGTCGCTACCTTAGCAGGATTGACAAGGATCGTATTAGGCATAGTCAGGATGCGCTTGCCGGTGCCGGGGTCCTGCATGCGGGCGAACTTCAACATGTCAGCCTGAATAGCTGTCCAGTCGTTTAGCGGGTTCGAGAAGTCGTTGAAATACCCAAGGGCGCCCAGCGAAGTCGAGTAGGTGTTGTACGCCGTGCCGTTGTAGTTGAAACTGTTGGTAGCTCCTACTACGAGTCCGAGAATTTCAAGCTCACGACGATACGCAAGCTCTTCGCCAACCGATCCGGCAACGTTCATCAGGTCGCCGGTCAAATCGTAAAAAATGGTCTCTTTGTAGACGTCAACAGCAAGTGCGTTTTCACGGGTTTCTGGTGTCTGCACCCATCGCTCGTTAAACTGAGCTCTGGTGTGCGCTTCACCAGGCAAACGCTTCTTGCCACGGTCGCCCAGACGATTGACCCCGATAATCTTCTGACCGTTGAGCTTAGTCGGCTCTGCGGGGCAAAGTGCATCGCCGATAAACGCTGGGTTCTTAAACGCTTCCAAAATCTTTACTTCTACCAAACCGCCAACAACGGAGGTAAAAGTATTGATGTTTAAGAACGCAGTTGGATCAACACCAACGCCCGTCGACTCAATCAGGGCCCTGCTGCCACCGGCTGCTTCGACTAGCGAACGAGCCGTAGTGTAGCGACCCAGTTCGCGGCTGTCAGGGTTAAATAGATTCTTCCAAGTCGGCCCCACGATGGCTTCGCAAAGCTCCGCAAGGCTAAAATCTTCAGCGCGCAGGTGACGATCCTTAAGGATGCGATTGCCAGCAAAGTCCTTGTAATCGTTGCCGTCTTTGTCGCACAATCCAAGACCATTCTTCATTTCGGTCAAGAAACGAAGGCGGCCGTTAGATTGCTTTGATCGAGACTCAAACAGGTCGCGAAGCTTAATCGTGTTAACACTCATTCTATTCCCCTTTCGTTAAGTTAGGATCCGATGGTGGCGTACCATGCGGTGCCATCACAGAAAAAGATTCCGGTCTTGGTTGCCGCCACCGATCCGATGGTTGTTGCACCTGCGTTTTTCACGGTGAATGCGTGAGTTGCGGCCGCATTGTTTACCACGTAGAACACCAAGCCCTTGGATGATGCGACGGCTGGGAGCGTCACAACACGGGTGCCAGTTGGGACACCGACTTGAATGGAGGCGGAAGCCACGGTCAATGTGGTATCGGCAGCAGCGGCCAAAGTGCCGGGCCCTGCAACCTGACCGCTACCAACCTGTCGTGCGTTTGGATTAGCAAAACTAACTTGGTTCTTGCCGAGCAAGCGCACCCGGACAAGAGTCGTTGCAGTCGAATACTTATTAACAACGTAACCGATTGCAAGGTTTGGCTGTGATACCGCCACCACGGATTGGTCTGCAATGTCACCCACGGCCCCTGTAGCAGCGGAAAGCACGCCAACTAGGTCTCCGCACTCAAACGTGGCCGAGGCGCAGGTAGCCTCGTATACGACGTCTGTGCCGATCAGGATCCCAGTGATTGGAAAGTCGGGATACCCAGTAGTTGTCTGCGCGGCAATACGGCCTTGTTGTGCAACGCCCACAAATGATGCGGCAATAGTTGCCTGATCAATTGCGGCCGTGCCCGAGCCGGTTGCCGCGCTAAGTGGCACGGCTGCTGTACCGTTCCAGTAGAGCAGGTCGCCGATGCTAATCTGAGTCGAAGCGGGAACATTCAAAACAGTAGTCGTAACGCCCGATGGCAGAACAAACCGAGAACCACCAAAAGTGCTGCCCATTATTTACTCCTTAGGATCTGAGCCAGTTGAATACGTTGTCGCCAGTGTGAACTTTGCTTTCCGTCATTGGCATCATGCTACCAGACGACTTTGGTTTGCGCGCCTTAGACGCCAGTTTGATGCGCAAAATACAACGCCTTTGCGCTGCCTCAGTCAATGGTTTCAAGTCCTTCAATAAGCCTTCAGTAAGCACAACCCCATTGGTTTTGCAAAACTGCTGTAATCGTCTCTTGCTTTCCATGGCCATTTTGTCCTCGTCGTCTGAGTACTCTTCTTCGGTGTAGTCGTCTTCTGCCTCGATTGCCAACTCGTCTTCGGTTTCGTCTACAGGCATATCGTCGGATTCTTTAATTACTTTGCCCCTACGATCAATTTTAACGACTCGATATTCTACACCTCCGCCTCTTAACGACGGATGCAGCATTTTGGTCCCCCTATCCGCTACAGCTTGAGCAGCAGCTTTAGTTGGATATTCGGGGCCGCCTTGCTTATTAAATTTTCCATCTTCCCATTGCTGAATAACATAAGAGCTGCCGTCTCCCGAAGAACCATCACCTTCAGTCATCTCTTCTTCAGAAGGATCTTCCACGGGCATATCGTCA